GCCGCTTGCCGTATTGCGTTCAGCGCGGACGGTTTCGAGGTCAGCGGTCAACACGGACAATTGCCCTTGCAGGCTCTCGATGTTAGTGGACGCTTCGGCCAATAGGTCGGCCTGGGCCTTATTGTCTCGTTGGAGAGTTTCAACCTGCGTGCGGGCTTCGACCAGCAGGTTTGTTTGGGTTTTATTGTCCCGCTGGAGGGTTTCAACCTGGATGCGGGCTTCGGCTAGCAAGTCTTCGGGTGAGTCGTTCATCGCACGGGATTGCGTGTCAACCGCAGCGTGAAAGACTCGGAGGCGGCGCATCGCTTCGGCGCGGTCTGAAACCATACCCGCCAGATTGAATCGTTGGGCCTGCCGCCCGCTGAATGTCTGGCCTTCCATCGCCTCAGCAGGGATCGCACGGCCCCGCGCCAGCACGGCGCCATGGAATTCCCCGGCGGTTTCCGCCAGGTTCGAGTTGATGAGCTCGCGCTGGTCGTCGGTTAGCGGCGTGCCGGGTGCGCCCATCGCCTTGTATTTGCCGACCGCGAACACCTCCACCTTGAGGCCCCTGGCATCGAGCGCGGCAGTGTCGTCGATCACGGCTTGCACCACTCCAATGGATCCGACACGCGCTGAGGGCGTGGCATAGATGGCGCGTGCCTGGCTGGCGATCCAGTAGGCCGCGGAACACATCAGGCCGGAAGAAAAAGCATAGACCGGTTTGCGTTCGTTGATGGACGCGACGGTGGCGGCCAGTTCGGGAGTGCCGGCCACGGTGCCGCCGGGCGAGTCGATGTCGAGAAACACGGCGCGGATGTCGTCGCGCCCACCAGCCTCACGCAGGGCCGCACCGATTTCCTCCGAGTCGGTGGCACCTAACATTACCCGGTCAAAGACATCCGGCTTGCGGAGGATCGGGCCGTCGATGGACACGGTGCCAATGCCACCCTCAACATTGAGGAGCGGGCTGGACGGGGCCGATTGAGGCAACGCACCGCCCCGATCAAGGAACGAACGGGATGCTGCCGCCATCGCATGCAGCGCCTCGGGCTGGATCAACCACTCGCTATTATGAAGCAGAACCGGATTCACGCCCGGTTTGCGGTGTCAACGCAGCTTGATCAGGCTCGCAGCTTACCTATCCACGCATAACGCACAAAAGTCGAATCGCGGAAACCGAAAATCCTATTTCTTGCTGCTCCTTGAATCATAGTGTCGCCGGAGGCCCAAGAACATGCTATATTGTTTCCTCCCCTTGGAATACTCAGTATATCTATAGCCAATTTCAGTCTTGGCCCGTTTCTTGATCGCGGTTGTTGTGTTCGTTGGGGCGACATTGCTGAAACTCATAACCCGCATCGCTTGCTGCACCGCAAGTTTGACGATGTCCCACGACAGACCCTGAATGATCCCCTCCCACATCACCAATCCCAACGCTACTAGCCAAGGATCAGGGTGCGCCAGACAATAGGCAACGTTCCTTCCGCTCCTTTTATCACGTTTCTTGATCTCCGGATAGAGAACCTCGGATAGGATCTTGTCTGAGACCGGATCACTGGCACGTCTTCCGTCCGAATTTGAAACCCTGATATTTTTCAATTCAGGCTGCCTCTTGTCGGTCACTGATATCGAGAGATCTGCGGAATTAAAAGCGATGTATTTCATGGGGCTGTATTTGCGGTGCTGTTGAATATCGGGCAGTCGTGATCTACTAGAGTTTCCATCCTATTCAATAACCCAGCAGGCCACAGCCTAGTCCGCCCCTACAGGGGGAGTCTGCTAGCTGTCTAAACTCTCCAAGTCAAGAAATTATGAAAAGTGGCCCACCACATCGCATCAATCGAGACGTCCATTTATGCCCCTGGTGGCGTCTTACTTACAACCAAGTTCTGGGCCGAATAGACTGAGCCGCTCGGTTTCCAAAGCATCTCCACCGGCACCCCATACTTGGTTGCCGTTTCAAGAATGAGCTTCGCATCGCTGGCGCGGCGTTCGATTTCCTCACCGAAGTCGGCACCGAGTTCCTGGAAGTGATCTGACAGGGTCTTGAGTCCCATTTCCACGTCGGCGCGGTTCTGTTGGGCTTCGCGACCCGCGTCCACGGTGACCCTTTTCGGCGGAACCGAACTGATTTTCCACCATCCGGCGATGGCAGGCAGCAGTCCCCGGTTGATGGCGTCACCGATGACATACGCCCATACCGGTCGGATCAGTCGGCGTTCGAGGATCATTTGGCGGAACGAGAACCGTCGATCCGCCTTGGCGACGATCAGGCGCACACCGGCGCCGCCGACCTTGCTGGAATCCGCCGCGAACTCGAACGGGATCATGCCGAGCGCGGAATCCCGCCGCAGATGCTCAAGGAAACCGGTGAAGGTGGGCGACGGTCGGTTGGATTGGAAGCTGTCGAGCGACTCATCGGGTTTGAGGGCAACCAACTTGCCGCCAACGATGCGCTGGAGCGACACGGGATCGCTGGCTTCGTTGCTGGCCCCCGCGCCTCCAACCACGAAGTCGCCGCTGTCGTCTATCTCACCCCGTGCCGTTTTGAGAATGCGGGCCACGTCGGCGTTGTCCTTCACCGCGTGTTTCTCCAGGGCGAGCAATTCCATCTCATCGAGGACATGGTTGATCGAGTGCTGCATCGATGGATGCGAACGCACGCCACCGGCCCACTCCGGCTCGTGGATATGGAGAATCGAGGGGGCCGCGAGGTCGCGTGCTTTGCCGCCATCCTCCAACACCCGATAGAATACCGGCGCGCCCCAGGCGTCGAGACCCACACCGTCGATGGTGTCCTTCGATCCGAACTCATCACCAATGCGGTGGGATTCGATCAACTGGATGCGCGGTTCTCCCTCGGTGTCTCGGGTCTTGTGGATGAAGTATTCGCCGTCGATGTCCATCCCGCGGCAGACGAGCGCCTGGCATTCCTCAAATGAAAACCGCCGGGTGATCTCACAACGAGCCGACCACAGGGCGAAGTAATCTTCGGCGGCACGGTTCCATGTTGGGTTGCCCGATTGCGCTTGGACGCGGATGCCGTCACCGGTGGAATAGATCGCCATGTTGGCGACCAGTTCCCTAACGAACCCGCTGTTCTTGTGGAGGTAACGCGACTTGCGGACCAACTCGGTGCGCACGCCTGGCGTGAGTTCGTTGCGGGCATCGGTCGGTGAGGCACCTGGCACCGTGCCACGACGGGGTGACCAATTGGCCGCCTCAAATGGTGATCCCCACGCTTTTGGGACAAGCACGGGAGGCAGCCAACGGAGAGCGATGGATTTGAAACTGATCATTTCGGGAGGTAGCCGTCGATGAATGAGGTGGCCGCGATGCGGGGTTTTCCATAGGTGGCGGGATCGAGGATGCGCAACGCGTGGCCGCATTCCTCAAGGACTTCCGATACGGTCATCGGGAACTGCTTCGAGACAGACGTGTCCGCATCATTCCAGTTCATGACCGTTTTGCCTTCCAGCAACAATTCCTTGGCACGGCGCTGGATGCCAAGCACCTCGGCGACGGTGAATCCGGTGATGAAGAGTCCGCGTGCCATGCACGGCGGCGGGTGTCAACGGATAGTCTTGTGTTCGGAAGTGAAGGTGCTCCTCATCGCCTCGGCCTCCTCCTGGGAGCGGGCCAATCTGTTAATCATGTCTGCTAACAGGCGATCTGCGAGATAGTGGGCAGCGCCTGGCGTGCCGAATCGTTCGGCGGTTCGCAGGCAGGCGAGGAGCATCAGCGCCTTTTCACGATGAATCCGGTCAAGGGATGGACTGAGTGGTCCGGTCAGGTTCTTCTCCGTTTGGGCGGAAAAACTCTCGCGAGTCAGTGGAACGATTTCGCCGGATGAGAGATCAAGGCGGGTCGGTCGGTGTTCCTCGCCATCGCCAAGTAACCATGCCGGATCAACGCCTATGGCGAAAGCAAGCCGCTCTGTCGTTCTTGTCGAAAGGGGGTCAAAGCCGCCCTCCACTCGCTTGAGCATGCCTTGGGAAATTCCGGCGAGCATGGCGAATTCTTGGGCCTTGAGTCCGAGGATGGAGCGCAACTGTCCGATGCGCGTGGCAGTATTGATGGGACGGGGCATATACGGTTGCAGGAGTCAACGGTTAGTCATGTCCACCAGGTGCCGTCCTTCACTCGCTGCCGTGCTTCGGACAGCGTGCAGCCGGTCTTGAGCTGGATGTGAGGGGTGTCCTGGAAAGCAGTCCAGTGGCCACCCCATTCGAGGCCGAGCGATTCGGCGATCCTGCCGCAGCATGCCATCAGCGGACTGTTCCACTGCGGCTGGCCGTTGGCGTCGAACACCACGAAATCCCATCCCACACCGAAGTTATGCCACGAGTAACCGGCCGGGGCGTTGGTCACTATAGGACCCGGCGCGCTGCGGCCCTTGGCATACAACTCCGCCTGCTCCTGATAGGTTCGGGTGCCGGTGATGATCTTCACGTTAATGCCTGCCTCCAGGCATTTGAGCAACCACTCGCGGGCCTTCGCTTGCACGTCTTTCCTGAGTGTGACGATGTTGCCCGCAGATCGGGAGTCAATCATGCCACTGGGTGGAACCGGTGCGACGGGCGTGGAGGCTGGCGTAGTGATGGCAATCCCGAGTTTGGCGGCGACGGCCTGCGCGGTGCGGGGACCGGGGATGCCATCGGCGGTGATTCCGAGGGACTGCTGAATTCTGGCCCAAAGCGTAGCGCTCATGGTGGATGCGGTCCTTTGGTTTGCGGCTTACTTGCCGGTGCGGGGTTCGATGACGATTTCGACGCGGCCGTCGGGCAGGAGTTTGAGCGTGCCCATTTTGTTGGAGATGCTGCCGCTCACGGGAGGGAGCGTGGTGCAGGCGGGAATGAGCAGGGATAGTGCGGCGAGGAAAATAGCAGTTCTCATGGTTCCCCGTCCGGGGTGTCAACCGGGGCACTCGCCACCGATTCCCGTCCGATGATCTTGAGCATGGTTGCCGCGGTGGCCTGCATTGCCTCGCAGTCAAAGTAGTGGTTCGGTCGTGAACCGATCTGCCTCCACATCCACTGGTCCTTTTCCTTCACCCGTTGCTCGCTTTCCATCTGGGCGAGAAATTCGTCGTCGATGTCGTCAGGCACCTCCCACGTCGGGCCGCGCGACGGGTCCTGGTTGCGGCGCAGGCGGGCGAGCGTGTCCTTGATGTTGAGGTTGCTCCAGTAATGGACATGACAACTTTGCCTGAGCGTGAGCACCACCTTGCGGCGTGGTGAATAGAACCGCTGCACCGTCTTGCCGTCGCGCCCCTTGTGCGGATAGACCGGGCGGCGGTCGCCTATCAGCGCCACCCATCCGCGCTTCGAACACTCCCGATAGACGTCATAGGTCGCGTGGCCGGCATCCACGAAAACGAGGCTCGGATGCACGTCAAAACGTTCCTGCATGACATCGACGTCGGTGAAGGTCAGGATACGCTCATTCCACATCAGT